TTGGCTGGTCGCCAACGTTCTCCCGGTCGTTGTCGCCTACGTGGAGGCCGTCGTCGCTTGGTTCAAGTTCTTGTGGTCCATCGCAAAACAGGTGTTCACGCTCGGCCTTGCCATCGTTGGTGGCATCATCATCGCATGGGTCGCGGTCGCGACGTTCCTGTGGGACACGTTCGGCAAGACGCTCACCGAGTATGCCCGCGGCGCATGGAACGGAATCAAAAAGGTCGTTGAGGCGGCGCTCAAGATCATTGAGGGCACGCTTAAGCTGTTCACAGCCGTCATTACTGGCGACTGGTCCGCAGCGTGGACGGCGATCAAACAGATTCTTTCGGGCGCGTGGGATTACATTAAGGCCACAACGAGCCTTGCGCTTAATGCTGTGAAGGCGGCTGTCAAGTTGGTTCTTGACTGGTTGACCCTCGTCTGGTCGACGGTCTGGAATAACATTCGTGGCTACGTGTCGGCAGGCATTGACGCTGTCGTTGGTTTCGTCGCATCGCTACCAGGTCGGATCACGGAGGCTGTCAAGGGCGCATTTGATGGACTGACCAGCGCGTTCGTTACGGCCATCAACTGGATCATTGACAAGTGGAACGGGATTAGTTTCACGCTGCCGTCGTTCAGCTTTGACATACCGCTTGACGGTCGTGGACCGTACACGTTCGGCGGTCAAACATTCAGTACCCCTAACCTTCCACGCCTCCACACGGGCGGCGTCGTGCCTGGCCTACCTGGCACCGACCAGCTGACGATGTTGCAGGCCGGTGAGCGTGTCACGTCTGCGGCCGGAGTGAAGTCTGGCTCTGAGCCTGATTGGACGTTGATCGCCCGGATGATGGCGAAAGAGTACGCGCGCACGTTGCAGCAGGAGAGGCGGGCGGCATGACCATCTTAACGCTGACCGAGACGGCTATATCGCCGCTGTCTGACCCGACCGACGTTCTACTTTTGCCGCAATCGTCAGAGATGTTCACGCACTCGGGGCAGGCGTCGGTCAGGGTTTACGCGGGCGGTGTCCGCCGGATCATCTCGACACCTGGCGTCGCCGAAGTTGTCACGTTGAGTTTCGCCCGTCTCGATCGCGCCGAATATGACTCGTTGTTGTTGCTGCTGAATGTCCCGATCCTGTTTCGTGACCAGCGTGGCCGCAACACGTCAGGCGTGTTCTTCAACCTTTCGGGCGAAGAGCAACGTCTACATCCTGGCCGTGTTATGAACGTCGCTTTAACTGTCGAGAACATCACAGCCTCCGAGGTGGTCTGATGGCTGTGACAGTTCTGTCGTTCCTGTCCTTGACGCCAAGCCAGCGCGAAGAGCTGATCGGGTCGTCACGTCTGTTTGTTGACGCAGGCCTTGAGCTGCTTGATTCTGACGAGAACCTGATCGAAGACATTTCAACCGATCTGATCGCCAACAATTCGAGCGTCAGTCGCAACACGTTGCAGACGCTCCACGGTTCGTGTCGGTTGCGGATTAGCCGACAGTTGCTGTGGGGCTCGCAACGTTTGCGGCCGTTCATGCTTCTTTCTTCGGATAATGTCGTCTGGTATCGTCAGGATCTCGGCGTCTTTTTGAGTTCAACGCCCCGTCAGGAGCTGGGCGAAGTTCCGGCCGTGTGGGATGTCTTCGGTTTCGACAAGCTCGACATTTTGAACCAGCCGCACGGCGTCGGTTTCAGTGTTGCCGCCGGTGATCCTATTATCGCTGCCGTTGAGGCTTTGATTGCTGGCACGGGTGAAACGAAGTTCATCATCAACCAGGCTTCGGCGGCGTTGACGGCACCAGCTGACAAGGTGTTTCCGCTGTCGACGAACGTGACGACGTTGTTTCTGATTGACGAACTGTTGTCAAGTATTGGTTATAGGACGCTGGCGACTGACAGGGACGGGACGTTCAGGTCGTCACCGATCGTTTCGCCGGCGGATCTGCCGATCACTTGGACGTTGGATGCCGATAGTTCTTCGACGAGCGTGTCCAATTTGCGGTCGTCGATCTCCGACTATTACGGTGCTAGTAACAGAGTTGTTGGCATCAATGACGACATCGCTAACGACATTCCGGTTGATGGCGCGGGTATTGCGGAACTGACGAACCTGTACGACGGTGAAACGTCGGTTGCTGAGCGTGGCGGTCGGACGATCACGAAGATTATTCGCGGGACATATCAGAACCAGGCGGCTCTTGTTGCTGCGGTGCAGGCCGCTCTTGACGTTGAGAAACGTGTCGGGCGGTTCGTTGAATTGATGTCTTCACCTAATCCGGTGCACGGCCATTATGACGTGATTCAGTATCTTGACTCAGCGGTTCCGGTTAACGCCCGTTATGTGCTTACTGATTGGTCGTTGCCGCTTGACGGTCAAGACATGACTTTGAATATGAGGGCGGTCTGATGTTGGATTATGAGATCACGTGGGGGAAGGTGACGTCGGTGTCGCCGGTTGAGGTTCGCTTCGCCGGTGATTCGGTGTCGCTGCCTGTCGGGTTTAAGCCTGACGGTTTGACGTTGTCGACCTCGGACATGGTTGTGTTGGCGAAGGTTGGTAAGCCTGATGCCTGGGTGATTCTCGCAAAGTACGTGGCGACGTGAATAATTCTAAGGGGAGCTTGATGTTGGAGAGTTCAAAGATTATCGGGATCACGTTTGGTGTGTTGAAGCTGGGGGCAAGCTGATGGGCACATATCTGTCGATTGCCCACGACACTTCGCCGTACGTGACCACATACAAACGCGCTGGCGACGTACTCACTAAGCTCGCTAATCCCGCGACCCTCCCAACGGGCATTGGTTTAGGTGCGGCGTGGTCGCCTGACGGCACATATCTGTCGATCGCTCACAACACTTCGCCTTACGTGACCACGTACAAACGAGCTGGCGACGTACTAACTAAACTCACTAATCCCGCGACCCTCCCGACGGGCATTGGTCGAGGTGCGTCGTGGTCGCCTGACGGCACATATCTGTCGATCGCTCACGACACATCGCCTTACGTCACGACGTACAAACGAGCTGGCGACGTACTCACCAAACTCGCTGATCCCGCGACCCTCCCAACGGGCACTGGTTACGGTGCGTCATGGTCGCCTGACGGCACATATCTGTCGATTGCCCACGTCGCATCGCCCTACGTCACCACATACAAACGAGCTGGCGACGTACTCACCAAGCTCGCTGATCCCGCAACACTCCCAACGAATACTGGTCTCGGTGCGTCATGGTCGCCTGACGGCACATATCTGTCGATCGCTCACATCACTTCGCCGTTCGTGACCACGTACAAACGGGCTGGTGACGTACTAACTAAACTCACTAATCCCGCGACCCTCCCGACGGGCGTTGGTCGAGGTGCGTCGTGGTCGCCTGACGGCACATATCTGTCGATCGCTCACAACACTTCGCCTTACGTGACCACGTACAAACGAGCTGGCGACGTACTAACTAAACTCACTAATCCCGCGACCCTCCCGACGGGCATTGGTCGAGGTGCGTCGTGGTCGCCTGACGGCACATATCTGTCGATCGCTCACGACACTTCGCCTTACGTGACCACGTACAAACGGGCTGGTGACGTACTAACTAAGCTCGCTGATCCCGCGACACTCCCGGCGGGTACTGGTCTCGGTGCGTCGTGGTCGCCTAACCTGAACGCCCCGCCGCTCGCACCGACGTGGGCGGCACCGGCAGACAACAGCTACAACGATATTGACTCAGCCCTGCCGCTCGACTGGACCTTCAACGATCCTGACGCTGGCGATACACAGTCGGCGTATGCGTTGTCGAAGTCGGTTGACGGTGGAACGCTCAGCTACTGGAACGCGGGCACGTCGGCGTGGGGTGCCGGTGAAATCAAGAACCCGACAGCGACCACGTCGGTCACGCTTGCTTCGTCGTGGGCTACCGCCGGGCAGAGCATCGAGTACAAGGTAAAGACGTGGGACGCTGCCGACGCTGTCGGCCCGTACGGATCAGGTCTGACGGTCAACACTGCGACCGGCGATGCTCCGACGATCACGGCCCCGGCAACGTCCGCGGTACTCGCGACATCCGCAGCGGTCATCTCGTGGACCGTGGCAGCGCAGGCCGCGTACAAGATCCGTGTCCTGTCTTCGGCCGACGCCGAACTGTTCACGACCGGCAAGGTGACGGGCGCAGTAACGGAGGTGCCGCTCAGCTACGTCTTCACTGACGGCGCTACCGGCCTCAAGATCGAACTGACGACGTTCAACTCGTTCGACATTGCCGCCACCGATACCAACACCGGCATTTCGGTGGATTACACGCCACCGGCAACACCTGTGCTCACGGTCACCGCCATTGGCTCCTACATCTCGGTGGCGATTGCGGACCCGACCCCGACCGGCTCGCAGCCCACCGTCGACAGCCACGACATTTACGTGAGGGTTGCAGCTGGCGGCAGGCAGTCCGGTCAACGAACCGTCAACGACGACGGCATCCGAATCTCAACGGGCACAGTCCCAACGAACGGCACCTACCAAGACTTCTGTACCGCCAACACCGACTTCGAGTATCGGACGTTCGCGGTGAGCGACAGCGGCGCTGGAGCGTTCAGCGCATGGACGTGACCACCGCTTGTGTGATGGTGCCAACCGGCTCAGGCCCTGGCACCGGCTGGGCCACTACCAGCCCCGGCATTCAACGCAACGCCACAGCGGGCAACGTAGACGCACGAGGATCGTACTACCGGTTCGCCTCGGTTGAGGACTACGCACCGCCCTACGTGGTCGAAGGCGAGATCCGCACCATCGGCATCGGGCCCGCAATCTTCGCTGACGGCACACCCGCCTGGTATCAGCCAAGCCTCGTCATTCATCCCATGTACGGCTCCGGCGACGGTGTACCCGGCAACGACGCCAACGTGTTCATTCGCATCGGCGGCTTAACTGATCCGGCCGGCAAGGTCAGCATCTCGGCCGAACTGCGCGCCGAACGACCTGACCGACCGTACGGGACACGCACCAGCGGCTACGTCAAGCGCGACCGTGGCGACACCGGCCAAGTGTGGGATAACCGCTGGCACGACTTCCGCATCGAGGTGCCATCGCATGACGTGTACCGCATGTTCTGGGATGGCGTCCTCATCGCTGACGTGCAAGAGAAGTTGCCCGCAACGATGTCGGGCCGCAACCACATCGGCCTCCGCTGCGACATGGCGTCGATCGCAATTCGCGGGTGGCAAGTCACGACCGAAAGGCCAGCACCGATGACACTCAACATTCATCCTCGCAAAACCTGGCAAAACCCGGCGCAACCCGTGAGCGGACCGAAGGCGAAAAACGCGGGCGGTACGTGGGTCATCCACCACCCCGGCGGCGGCAGCTTCGAGCCACACACCGACGAGCAGGTCAAAACGTTCCTACGCCAGATCCAAGCCAGCTACCTCAACAGTCGCGGCTACTCAATCGGCTACTCGTACGGCGTCGCCCAGTCCGGCAGCGCATGGGAGATCCGAGGCGACGACTTCAACCCGGCGTCGAACCCTGGCCGCAAGCTCAAGGGCGGCAGCTTCAACGATGTTTCACGCTCCATCTTCGTGATGGTCGGCAACGACAACGCCGCCAGCCCCGAAGCGGTTGCAACCATCAACTCCATCATCGCAACCCGCCCCGGTTGGCCCGTCGTCACGCACGGAGACGTCGATTACACGGCGTGCTGTGGTACTGGGCTCATCGCCCAGGTCCGCGCCGGCACCATCGGCCAGCAGGCCGCACCACCGAAGCCAACACCGATCACACCAACAGACGGAGACGACGACATGCTCAACGCAACATCACTCTGGCGGCCTAAGGGGTACGCCAACATCTTCGCTGTCACACCGGACGGTGCACGGCACCTCGGCGGCGAAACGTTCAACGACCTGACCCGCAGACTCAACGCCGCAGGGCAAAGCTCGGCGGTCATCGTCTCAGGCCACAAGCAGGAACTCAAAAGTGTGCTTGCGCTCGCCGGACTCACGACCGCCGACCTGATCAAGTCGAACTAACAATGTCGGCGCTCATCGCATCCGCCGCCGTTGACAGCGGCGAGGTTTCCGGCCTTGTCGTGGCTGGGATCTTCTCGCTACTGACCGCCGCCATCACAGCCGCAGGACTCATTGTCGTTGCACTCGTCCGAATGAAACGGTCCACGACCGTCGAGCACGGCCAAGTCATCACCGAACTGAAACTACTGACGGTCGGCCAAGAACAGCTGTCCAACATCGTTGTACGACATATCGAACACGACCACAAGCAGGGAGGGACACTATGAACATCATCGCCGCACTGCGTAACGAAGCCCGCATGATCTGGGCGCTCGCCGACGACGGCACCAAAGCCGCCATCCGCACCGCCTACCAGAACGTGCAAGCCGCAGTCGCTATCGCACTGTTCGCTGTCGCATCATCCGTTGTTGCTTGGGCATCAGGTGCCGACGTTGACCTGCTCGACACGATCGCTGTCGGCCGTACCGCTACCGGTGTCGCAGCGCTCGCAGCGATCGCATCGTTGAAGGCCTACTACATGAACCGTGGCGACAAGGGCGCACGCTACGACAACTGAGAGCGCCACCGAACACCCGAATCCGTGAAGGCAACCAAAGGGGAAACATGGGACTCGCAGACGCAATCAACGAAACACTCAACGCTCAAGCCAAACGGCTCAAGGTGGACGTCATGCTCGAACAGATGGACGCAGACGACGCCGCAGCGCTTGACGTCGCGCTCCGCGACCTGACGCTGACCGCCGGCAAACTGTCCGAAGCGCTCCGCCGCAACGGCACGCCGATCACAGAGAACCCCATCCACGAATGGCGGCGCCGCAACCTGGAGGCGGCAGCATGAGCCTGGCTGACGCGCTCAAGACTGCCCGCCCACCTGAGATTGTTGTGAAGGACACGCCCGTCCCGAAAGGCTGGGAGCGCGGTGTCAGTTGGTCCGGCAACGATGGCACGGTCACGACCGGACCTATCGACACTGAAGTCAACGCCGCCGTCTGGAAAGAACTGATTGCCGACTGGGGTCTTGACTCCGAGCACGTCGAAGTCATCGACGGTTCAGTCAAGTTCAAAGGCTGGGATACCCCGGTCAAGGGGACGACGACGGGCGCAACGATCCGGCTCCGGTCCTACTCGGCACGCGTTCAGCAGCGCGGGACAGCGACCGCCGAGAACATGGCCGATGTTGAAGCGTTGTGCAAGATCGCGTCGAAGAAGAACCCGCCACGCAAACAGCCGCCACCAGCCGAAGACGCCGAACGCGGCCTGCTCGTGGCGCTCGCAGACTTCCAGATGGGCAAGGGCGAGGGTGGTGGCTCAGAAGCAACCGTGAACAGGGTGAGCGCCGCAACCGGCCGAATCCTTTCGCGCCTCGCTGAACTCAAGAAGGTTGGCAGACCGATCGACGTCGTCTACCTCGTCGGCCTCGGTGATCTTGTTGAGGGATGCTCGGATAGTTACGAGATGCTCACATGGTCCGCTGATCTCAGCCGCCGGGATCAAGTCAAGGTGACACGTCGCCTCATCTTGCAGATGGTTGACGACATCACCGACGCCGGCTATCGGATCGTCCTGTCAGGTGTTGCCGGGAACCACGGCGAGAACCGCAAGAACGGCAAGGCGTTTACCGACTGGGAAGACAACGACGACCTGGCGGTCGTGGAGATGGTCGGTGAGATCCTTGCCGCGAACCCTGAGCGCTACGCGAACGTGTCCGTGTACCTTCCCGAAATGCTCAGCATGACGCTCGATATTTGCGGTGTCAACGTCGGTTTTGCTCACGGCCATCAGATGCGTGGCGGTGGCGCCAACGCTGCGGTCAAGGTGGAGAAGTGGTGGTCCGGTCAGATCGTCGGCAACCAGCCAACGGCCTCGGCGCGCATCCTCGTCACAGGTCACCTTCATCATTTCATCTGTTCCGAAGGTATCGGCCGAACCTGGTTCCAATGTCCCGCGATGGATGGCGGCAGCCAGTGGTTCGTCGAATCGTCTGGACAGTCGGCCCCGGCCGGCATGTTGACGTTCGGTGTCGGGACAACGTACGGCACCCGAGGTTATGGAGATGTAGAGATCCTGTGAGGTACGCACTCGTGTTCGCTGCCGGTGCCGTGTTCGGTGCTGTTGCTGTGATGGTCGTCGACATGGTCGAAATGTTGATCCAAATGTTCAGCGACGATGTCATGATGTAGCTATAACCCTTCGTTGCCGTTCGGTGGCGAAGGGTTATAGCCGACACAGATCGAGTAAGCCGAGAATAGTCGGTGTCCCCACGGGGGCCGTCTCGGCGCACGTCTCCGACGTGTCCAATCATCACCGGCAACGGTGATTGCTGCCTACTCGGGCTAAGTGAGATACGGCGTCGGGCAGACGTGCCCGACGCCCTCACCGAAACAAGATCCCCGCTACCACGGGACCATCTGAACCGTCCGGCTCGCGCCTCCCCCTGCGAGTCGGGCGGTTCTTTTGCGTTCACGGGCAGCGCAACCCTGTGACCAGGGACTATTCACACAGGGCCGTCTAAGGCGTTCAAACCGGCACCGTGGGCACTGATGGCAGGCGTTTCCGGCGTCATCATGTCACCACCGTCACCGGGTATGCGACACCGCCAGGGATGAGGGTGCCAGCGACAGCGTCGGTGATGTCGTATGCGTCGCTGGGGTGTCCGCGATACTCGGGTAGGTGGTAATACCCGTTGCCTCCAATCGCAACACACTCACTATCAACCACCTCGTTTACGACTGCAACAGGCGTCCCGAGTGCAAGCCGACCGTGCACCGTGCATCGGATGGCGTTCTCTCCGTCGCCCGCCATGAACGTCTCATAGCTGACGATCTCAACGATGGCCGGATAGCCGAGGCCGTTGCAGTGTTCGCAATGTTCCGTGCTGTCGCCTGGTTGCATCCCGACCCATCCGCCATAGCACGAATCCTGCTCGCATTTCACCCAGCCTGCCAGCCACGTGATCGACGGCATCTCGTTCGGTAGCAGCCATTTACTGTCTGCCGGGAACATCTTGCGGGCAACAGCTTCCGGAAACACAACCTGCTGGATCGTCTGCGTCATTGGTTGTTCCTTCCGTAGGATGTTCTCGGTAGTGCATTCCGTTGATCCGGCTCATCGCTCATGGTTCCCTCTTCTCTGTCAGATCGACTGACCAAGCCGGGTCGCGGTCCCAGTAAGTCCAGAAGCCGAGAGCGTGGTGCTCGTCCAGTTTTTCCAAGTCGGCCCGAGTGAACTCGCGCACGTCTTGCCTGTCGACTGAATCACCGAAGTACCAGACTCGCCCGATGCGCCCCACCGACTGCCACCGAAGTAGAACGTCAAGCGCAGGCCGGATATGGCACCACGGGCCGCGCTCGTAATGCTCATCCCACACTCGCCACATGCTGTCGAGTCTGGCAAAAGGTGGGTTGGGCCCGTAGGTGCCTGTGTCTTCGGAATACTCGGTGGTCCACACAAAGCGATTGTCTGAATCCTGCCTGCGCTCAAAGTCTAGTGAGATCGAACTGAGGGCTTCGTCGTCGCCGTGAAACTCAAACTCGATACAAGCGTCAAGACCCATTGTGCGTATCCTCTCCGGCTCGATCGCCGCTCATATCGCGCCCTTCCGGTACTTGCGCTCAGCCACCAGGCAGGCGGCACAGACCGTCTCACTGTGGCGGCGATGCCGAACCGCTGCCGAACGCGTTCCGCACGGCTGCAACACTCGAGGCTGACCGCCACGGAGGCGTGCCCGATACTCGCGGGCCCGCTTAGCTTCGGCCTCCGTCATTGATCGAGAGCGATGTAGTAGGGCTCGCCGTCCACGTAGACAGCGACGCTGTAGGCCTTCGGTGACACGGTGACTTCCACCTGGTGCCGACGCTCGCCGGTCTTCGGATCGATGGCGTCGATCTTCACGCAGTCAGCCACACCCCGACCCTCGCGAGCCTCGAACGTGAAGTGACGGACCTCGACAGTCACCATCCCCCACCGTTCTCGATCAGCTCGTCAAACTCTGCAATACACGCCCGATAGCTCGCGATCTGGCCGGTCCACGCCGTGTCTGACGCTTCCATCTCAGCGAGACGGTGGGCGATGACCGCACGATCCTGCTCGATCGTGCGGCCGTCTGCGGCGCTCAACGGAGGCCCATCGACCGGGCGACCATCTCCCACTCGGGGCGGGCCTTGACTTCATCGATGACCGTGCCCATGTCCTCGCCGGCGTCCATGCGGTTCTGGACTTCGGTGAGCAGTGCGGTTCGGGTGGTGGTTGCGGTTGAGTTCATGTAGGTAACTATAAACACATACCGTCACAGTGTCAAGCACATTTATTGTCGCCAGCGAAAACAAATCTGAAATTACCTCTTGCGTCGCCCGTAACAAAAGATTACGTTACGTGACATGCAGTTGAACCGTGAAGCGCTCAAGGCGATTCGGAAACGGTCAAACATCAGCCAAACGGCGTTCGCCGCAACCGCTGGGATTGACCGCCCGACCTACGCCCACATCGAAGCCGGCCGCCGCCAAGCGACCGACTCCCAAATCATTGCCATAGCGGGGGCGCTCGTCGTCCCGCTCGCAGCGGTCGCAACCAC